CACCCTTCTGGAGGAACCCGTTAAGCAATGGTTCGACGGCTATACTTCGGTGAGTTTTCGCCGTTTTTGGTACAAAGCTTACTATATTGTGGTCAACGATCCTTACCTTCTCTTTCACGCGCTCTGCGAAAGCAGCGCGATCATAGCACACGAGTGCACCCGGGAGGATGCAGTCTCGTATCTGGGCGTTAGCCCAGAGAGCAGGTAGAACGTATGGAAGTGCTGTGGGTGTCACGGACCAATCTTGCGCAAAGACTTTGCGCGCAATATTGGTTTTACTACCGTTCACACCCATAGAAGCACCCGACGTGAAGTCGCACCTATCATTGATGTCCTGCAGATTAGGCTCGCGCCCGATCACAGATTCAATGAATCCGCGTGCCCAGCCTTTCAGCTCGGCATATTCGTCAAAACGTCGACGTTTTGCGCGGAGTTTCCTATTAACCCACTTGCACTTGTGCTCGGCAGCTAAAAACTTCTTAACCGCTGTCGCCTCAGGATCCAATTTCGGGACCTGTTTAGTGGTGAATGGATATTTTCGGATCAGTGCGGACAACTGACAGTCAACAAAGTAATTTGTATCTGAGTCATACAACTGTGGACTCGGCCTGTCAGCCCATTCGAGGAGTTTCGACCATTGGTTCGCGCGAAGCGTTCCAAGTAGCCAATCCCGCTCGGGATGGTCTGTCGAACCAATAGCAGACGCCAAAAGCCGCCGATAGGCAGCTAAAGGCTCGCACGCCACACCCAGATTACCGGGTGTGTTTGAACGTTTTTTGGTAGGCATTTTCGCCCTCCTTATAGACGTACATTAATTGCTCAAAGGTTCAGTCTAAGGTTTAACCGATTACTCGGCCTCCTTTCGACTGTCCGGGGCCATCTCCGAAGTTACTAGAGATGGTATCTGATAACACACGCCCATAAGGCATTGTGTCCCCGGAAACCAAAAACCAACAACCTTTACCACAATCACACAAGCGATTGTGGCGAAGGCCACTTTGACTCCATTGCCCATCGTAGAGTTCTCCATATGGTCACGGCGTTCAAGTTATGCGCAGGAATTGCGCAGATTACTGAACGATCTCGTGATCCAACAGGACGCTCTTAGCGGCGGCAGTAAGGAGCCAAGTAGCCAGGTCATCGATCATGGCTTCTTGTTGAGCGCGTGCAGAGTCGGCCGGAATTGAGGTCTCAAACTTGACGATCCCATCTCCAACTGCGTCTGTGCCATCAGTCAACGTCCTGGTCAGTTTTGCCAGGGATCGACCCTTGCCGGCAGAGGTAGAAGTGACAATAGGCGCTTTACGCCACATGTCAGCATAATCCTTCACGGACAGGGTTTGATTGGGCCCAAGATAACGAAAGCTATCTGGCCCGCGCGACGTGTCATTGGCGTAGGCCAATGCATTGATGGTTAGTGACATTTCTGTCTCCTTTTAATGATGGTTGATCCGCAGGATTGCGGTCGCCATTTCCCTATCTGGTACTCTTCAGGAGTTGCCTCCCTAAAGCAGAGAGATCGTCTATACGGTCCACGCCTAATTTCGCAAGGTTAAAGTTGCTACTCTTAAACGTGAGTCCGACGTCGACCCCAGGGTCACGGCTTTTAGTCGTCGTACGTAGAACTTCCGTACAATGACCAGGATTAAGGATAACATCATTCGTATCATCCAGCGATTCAATATAGCTGGTGGTATTCGTGATGCGTTCATCCTCGGTTACGGTCCAACTACCAAGCGATCTGACCCCAATCTTGGGGACAACGGTACGCAAATAAGGACCAACGTTTGCGAACCAATCTGCCACGAACGAAAAGGGAATTGCTTCCCAAGCCGCAGGTAGGATGTCTGACAAGGACGTCCCATATTTATTGTTCTCCAGAGTTGTTGTAACCTCGTAGAGAATACCTGCACGAACTTTTACATTGCGAGTAGTCTGGGTGTCAACCTGGACATTCGCGCTGTAAGTTCCGCTGATGTAACTAGCGGAATCATAGTTCTGGTCAGAAGCAAACCCACGCGCTGTTCGGCGCTTGGGTCTACGATCCGACTCGTTCATTGCTTTCATCAAGGACTGTGCGTCATGGATCAGAGGCCTCACACCGTAGCGGTATGAGAGCCAGTTATCGGCGATGAAGTCATAAAGCCGGTAATGGTGTTTTGCAGGATGTCGAGACTTCTTGACATTCCGCATATACCTGAGCCACTTGACGTACCCCTCCACAGGATTGCGGAGGAACTTGACGGTCTCATTGAGTTCCGCTAAGAAAGTAAGACTTTCAAAGGTAGGTTCCTCAACCGCAGCTGCGGCGTTGGTCCCTGCGCGAACACGAAGTTCGCGCAACGCAATATCGACAGGGAGGTGGCCATTCGGACCTCCTTTACGGTCGATGGAATAGAACCCATCGTAGGTATCCGTAAAGTCGTTCGA